CACGGTGGAGCCGGAGCATTTCGCATTGCTTTTTGAGTTTTCAGGTGACAAGAAAAAGATCAGGCACTGTATGTATTACTGTACTGCTGCGAGACCGACCATCGAGGGCAAGACCAATGAGGATTCCAAGGAAGTACAGACGGAGAAGCTGGAGATCAAGTCTACTCCATTACCCAATGGACTGGTCAAAGTGAAGACCGGCGCGAATACATCCGATGCGGTCTACAACGGCTGGTATTCCAATGTATATCAGACAGAGAGCGCACAGGTATCGGCGGTGCTTACCGGGATTAGCATCGGAAGCCTTCAGCTGAATCCGGCTTTCACAGCAGATACGACAACCTATACTGCTGAGACAACGAATGATGAGGATGCGGTTTCGGCTACGGCTGCAAGTGGAACGGCAGTCACTATTCTTGTGAACGGCGTGTCTCATACCAGCGGCAATGATGCAACCTGGGAGAGCGGAACCAACACGGTGACTGTGATCGCAAGCAAGACCGGCTGTACCAGCACGGCTTATACCGTGACGGTGACAAAGACCGGACAGGGCTGATGGACAAGAGGTTAAGGGCAGGGAGTGATCTCTGCCCTGTTTCAACGATTGGAGGGAATGAACATGGCTGTAACGCAGATGATTGAGATTGATGGTAAGCAGGTGAAATTCAGGGCTTCAGCAGCGATTCCGAGGATTTACCGTATCAAGTTCAACAGGGATATTTACAAGGATCTGGCGGCTTTGGAAAAGGCTATCGGAGACGGGGATGAAAACTCATCCAACCTTGACCTGTTCTCATTGGAGATGTTCGAGAATATCGCCTATATCATGGCGAAGCACGCTGACGGCTCCATACCGGATACGCCTGAGGAATGGCTGGACGATTTCAATACGTTCTCCATATATCAGGTACTTCCCAAGATCATAGAGCTTTGGGGCATCAATGTGAAGACAGATGTGGAGGCTAAAAAAAACTTCGCTCAACTGAGCGGGAAATGACGACGACTCTTTTCATGCTGAGGTGCGTGCAGATCGGGCTTTCCATAAGGGATCTCGACCTGCTCACTATCGGCATGGTGAATGAAATGTTCATTGAGAGCAGGAACGATGAATACCAGTGGCCGGAGATCGGAGATCAGCAGGCGATGGACCGGTTCTGATGGGGGCCTGGTATTTACGGCATCTCTTCGGAGGTGTTTTTTTAATGCGCTTTAGGGGGTGAGCAGCTTGGCGGGCAGGATACAGGGCATTACCGTGGAATTAAACGGCGATTCCACAAAGCTCCAGACGGCCTTAAGGGGAGTCAATAACGAAATAAAGAATACGCAAGCCCAGCTCAGAGACGTGGACAAGCTCCTTAAACTGGATCCGGGCAATACGGAGCTATTGGCGCAGAAGCACAGGCTTTTGGGTGATGCTGTTCAGGAAACGAAGCAGAAGCTGGAAACCTTGAAGACGGCATCCGAACAGGCGAATGAGGCTCTGAAGAACGGTGCGATCACTCAGGAACAGTATGACGGGCTGCAGAGGGAGATCGCGGAGACAGAGGCGAAGTTGAAATCCCTTGAAGCACAGGCGAACCAGTCTGCTACGGCTCTTCAGAAGATCGCTGCTGATGGCGAAAAGCTGAAGACTATGGGCGACAACGTGACAGAGGTGGGGAAGAAGTTCCTGCCGGTCACGGGGGTTGTAGCCGGTTTGGGTACGGTTGCCGTAAAGACGGCGGCTGACTTTGACAGCGGTATGAGCAGGGTGTCCGCCATATCCGGGGCGACGGGATCTGATCTTGACAAGCTCCGGGATAAAGCCAGGGAGATGGGAAGCAAGACCAAATTCTCAGCGTCCGAGGCGGCATCCGCTATGGAATACATGAGCATGGCGGGCTGGAAGACAGAGGATATGCTTTCGGGCATTGAGGGTGTGATGAACCTTGCGGCTGCTTCCGGTGAGGATCTGGCGACTACATCCGATATCGTGACGGATGCTCTGACAGCTTTTGGATTATCGGCTCAGGACAGCGGGCATTTCGCTGATATCCTTGCGGCGGCAAGCTCGAATGCCAACACGAATGTTTCCATGATGGGTGAGACCTTCAAGTATTGCGCTCCTATCGCAGGTGCGCTTGGGTTTTCGGCTGAGGATACGGCTGAAGCTATCGGTCTGATGGCGAATGCCGGTATCAAGTCTTCTCAGGCAGGTACCGCGCTCAGAACCATCATGAACAACCTTTCCGGGGATGTGAAGATCTGTGGCTCCAATATCGGCGAGATTACTGTGGCAACCACCAATGCGGACGGATCCATGAGAGACCTTTCAGATATCCTGGCTGACTGCCGGACGGCGTTTTCGGGTCTGTCTGAATCGGAGAAGGCAGCAGCGGCTGAGAGCCTTGTGGGAAAGAATGCGATGTCCGGATTCCTGGCTCTTATGAATGCCGGTGAAGGGGATATCAACAAGCTGTCGAATGCCATAGCAAACTGTGACGGCAAATCCGCTGAGATGGCGGCGACCATGCAGGATAACCTGGAAGGGCAGCTGACCATCCTTAAATCCCAGCTGGAAGAGCTTGCCATCTCTTTCGGGGAGCTGCTGATGCCTGCGATCCGGCAGATCGTGGGCTGGATACAGCAGTTCGTGGACTGGCTCAATTCGATGGATGAGGGGACAAGGAAGGTGATCGTTACCATTGCGCTGGTGGCGGCGGCTATCGGTCCAGTACTCATTGTGATCGGGAAGATCATGTCGGCGGTTGGTACGATCATGACCATCATCCCGAAGCTGGCAGGCGTGATCGGGGTGGTTCAGAAGGCGTTTATGGCTTTGAATGCCACGATGCTGGCAAATCCTATCGTGCTCATCATAGCGGCGATTGCGGCTCTTGTGGCGGCGTTTATCTATCTGTGGAATACGAATGAAGAGTTCCGGCAGTTCTGGATTGACCTGTGGGAGAGCATAAAAGAGGTTGCCATTGCCGTATGGGAGGGCTTAAAAGAGTTCTTTTCAGCGGCATGGGAAGCTATCAAGGCTACGGCTGAGACGGTGTGGAACGGGATAAAGGATTTCTTCTCCGGATTGTGGGAGGGAATCAAGAATATATTTACTACTGTGGTGAATGCAATCATCTCATTTCTTACCGGGGCTTGGAATGCGATAAAGAATACGGCTGTTGCGGTTTGGAATGCAATATCAGGATTTTTTACAACCATCTGGAATGGGATCAAAAATATCTTTTCTACGGTTGTAAATGCGATCAGCACCTTCCTGACAGCGGCCTGGAATACGATAAAAACGGCGGCGACCACGGCATGGAACGCTATATCGACTTTCTTTACGACCATATGGAACACGATAAAGAATACATTCACAACGGTTGTGAATGCGATCAGTTCATTCCTGACCGGTGCCTGGAATGCCATTAAAAATACCGCTACAACTGTATGGAATGCCATATCACAGTTTATTTCCACCATATGGAACGGCATAAAGACGGTGATCTCCAATGCCGCCAATGCGATAAAGAACGCGGTGAGCTCGGCTTGGAATAATATCAAGTCAACGGTTACGAATGTGAGCAATGGCATAAAGAATGCGGTATCCACGGCATGGAACAATATCACATCTGCTACAAAGACGGCGATGGGAAATGTATTCAATGCCGTGAAGGGCGGCTTCGACAAGGTGAAGAGCCATATCACGGGGCTTGCCTCTCAGGCATTTAACTGGGGCAAAGACCTTGTGATGGGGATCGTGAACGGGATCAAGTCCTGCATAGATGCCGTGGGTGACGCGGTTTCAGCGGTCGCGGACAAGATTAAGAGCTTCCTGCATTTCTCGGTGCCGGATGAGGGACCGCTCACGGATTATGAAAGTTGGATGCCGGATTTCATGAAGGGGCTTGCAAGCGGGATTGAGAAAAGCCGTGGGCTTATCGCAGGTGCTATGAGAGATGTATCCGGGGATATGATCATCAGCCCGAACGTGACTCCGGCACTTGCAGGAGTAAGCGGGGCGATGCTCTCTTCTGGTGCTTCCGGACAGAGCATTGTTTCGGCGATCAGGGAAGCTGTACAGGGATTATCCGGTCAGAGCAGCGATATCGTGATACCGGTTTATCTGGGCGGCACATTGCTGGATGAGGTAATCGTAAACGCTCAGCAGAGCATGAATCTAAGATCGGGAGGCAGGTAGAATGGCACATTTACAATATCTCATTTTCAATGGGGAAAACATACCGATGCCTGCCTCTTATGACCTTGATCTATCGGATGTGGAGGCAGACAGCGGCGGCGTGACAGAGGCCGGTACTACACAGAGGGATGTGGTGCGTGAGGGCGTTGCTGAAATCAAGGTGACATTCAATGTATCACAGAAATGGCTTAAGAAACTATCAGCGTATAAGAAGCTGGCAAGCATCACGGTACAGTATCTGGATGTGGAGACTATGCAGCTGATCGCTGCGCAGATGTATATTGACGGTTATACCGTGAAACTGGTGAGCGATACAAGCTATGGGAGCCTGTGGAATGTGAGCTTCATGCTGAAAGAGTTTTAGGAGGGATCCGATGTATCCGATGAGCAATGCATTCCTTACGGCGGTTAAGGATAAGACAAGAAAATATTACTGGACAGGGCGGATCACCACCACGGCAGGAACGGTATACAACTTCACTCAAGAAGATATCGTGAAGGGGAGCGGTTCCATAACTTCACAATGCTGTGGGAATGCTGAGATAGAGCTTGGAACCGTGTATGCGTCGGAGCTGAATATATCTCTGTTTTCAACCATTGACCGGTACACGCTTCAGGATGCGTTGGTGGAGATGTTCTATCATCTTGTGCTTCCGGATGAGAGTGTTGAGACAGTTCCGATGGGGCTATTTGAGGTATCGGAGGCAAACAGGAAGGTTAAGACGCTTGAAATAAAAGCCTACGATTTCATGGTACGTTTTGAGAAGAGCTTCAATGCATCGGAGTCCATCGGAAACTGTTATGATTTTATGACGCTCTGTTCGCTGGCCTGTGATGTTGCGCTGGCGCAAACGAGGGAATACATAGAAGCCCTGCCGAACGGTACGGAGACTCTTTCGATATATGAAGATAACGATATCGAAACATACAGGGATGTTCTTTACTATATTGGGCAGGTGCTGGGCGGCTTTTTCGTGATAAACCGTTCCGGGGAATTGGAACTGAGGAAATACGGCAATGTTCCTACGCTGTTGGTGGAGAGAAAACACAGGTTTACGAGCAGCTTTTCAGATTTCATCACAAGATACACGGCGGTTTCATCCACGAACCTGCGGACACAGATAGCGGAATACTATGCGCTGGATCCGGATGATGGGCTGACCATGAACCTTGGAGTGAATCCTTTTCTGCAATTTGGTCTGGATGAGACAAGGGAGCAGCTGATAACGAATATCCTGAATGATATCGCCGTGGTGAACTATGTGCCGTTTGAGACGGATACCATAGGAAATCCTGCTCTGGACTTGGGGGATATCTTATCTTTTTCCGGAGGTCAGGCGGATTCTACAAAAATAGCCGCGATTACATCCAATACCGTGAAAATCGGTGGAAGACAGACCTTGAAATGCGTGGGAAAGAATCCACGGCTGGCACAGGCGAAGAGTAAGAACGATAAGAATATATCCGGGCTGCTTTCACAGATCGAGGGGAATAAGGAAGCCGGAAAGATAGGGATCCATACCTTTACCAATGCTTCAGCCTTTACGGTGAGAGATACCAACACAAAGATCATTTCCATCGAGTTCGCAACTACGGATGCTGTGAATGCCCTGTTTTTCGGGCAGATCATCATAGATGTTACCGCAGCGGATGTGACAAAAACGGCTACGGCAACAGGGAATGTGGTCATCCCAGCTGTTAATGTAGATGATATCCCGGAGCAGGGCGAGGAGCCTTCTGTGATCGGGGTTACGGAAGAACAGACCGTGGCTGTGACGCTTCCTGTGAGCTGGACGGAGGGCGGCCATGCGGATGTGATCTTTTCTTTTGAGTTTAACGAGCAGATGATCCCGATACATTATCCGCAGGAAAACTGGCATACCGGGCGGCACACGATCTTTCTGTATTACCCGATAGAGAATGTGATACCGAACTATACCAATACCTTCAATGTGTATATGCGATGTTTGGGAGGTTCCGCTACGGTTGATACCGGGATGTGCATTGCATCCGTTATGGGTCAGGGCATGGGAGCCGGTGATGCGTGGGATGGCAAGATCGAGGTTGAAGAATATGTTGAAAGATTTGCTATCGGTACCGGATCGCTTGCAGGAAGGCTTAAGGGTGTAGGCTTCACGGAGAGTATCTTGTGGGAGATCGATGAGCTGATGAAGAGAAGCTACTCCGATATCAAGACCGGCAGAAGCTCTATCGAAGGATTTGCGGTGCAGGTGGATGTCGCAGGCAGCAATTCATAAGGAGGATGCGATGAGAAGATATACAGGAAACGTGACAGTCGAGCTGGAAGATGTGAATACCGGCATAGTGGAGACTGTTCAGGAAACAAACATGGTCACGAATGCCGTGAATGACCTGTTGGGGATGAATCCAATGGGGCTTTTTTATAAGACTTCCGGACAGTATGACGATATGGTGGTCTGGAATGATGAGATGCTGCCAATATGCCCGAACATGATAGGCGGCATCCTGCTTTTTCCGAGCGCCTTGACGGAACAGGCGGCGAATATCTATCCGCCTGCATCGAATATGCCTGTGGGCTATGCCAGCAATGATGTGAATGCGACTGGAAATGTGAAGCGTGGTAGCTTGAACCTTGTGGAGAGCATGGCTCTTTCGGATGGGTATAAGTTCGTATGGGAGTTTACGCCTTCACAGGGAAATGGAACGATTGCTGCCATAGGTCTTACATCGAAGCACGGCGGGGCGAATGATTATGGCAGCGATGCAGCCGTGGATACCGCACTTTTGCTGCTTAGGAAGAACTCGCTTGATCTGAGTGTGGCATGGCTGAATACGCTGTTTAGGGCGGTGGAGGTGGACTTTGAGAACGGTCTGCTTTATTCCATAGCATATGCGAGCAATACGGTGACGGTCACGAAATACCGGATCCCGATATTTGATGTGGGGCTGAATGAAAAGCTGGATGATACGACGCTGACCCTGGAGGATACAACGGTGCTGCAGTGTTCGACTTTCCATTTTTATGGGAGCTATACGCCGAGCGGTATCTTCCTGGACGGCGGTGACGGCTACTGGTACGGCTTTGCTAATTCTGCCAATTCATCTGGAAATGCCACAATGCTCTGGATCAAGATCAGGAAGAGCGATATGAGCTTTACGGAGGGTACATGGACTCTTTCCAATGCGCATCTGAAAGCCACCGGCAGCTTCAGGGAGGATTCAAGTTATCCGAATACCCAGAGAAATGCGGTGCTTCGGAACGGATATCTGTATGTGCTGGGCTATGATAATACCGGCGTTTACAAGATTGATATCTCGAATCCCACGAATATCACGCTTTTGAGCCTTGGCTTTACATCCGAAGCGAAGTCCATCTGTACATCAGGAAGCTGCGAGGTGCGGCTTATGATGATCGGGGATGTGATCGTGGGATATGATTTCATCATCGATGGAAGTGATAACGTGATCCAGACCTATGGCGGTACCAGGACGAACAATCTGGCCACGCCACTCTTCAGGTATAAGGAGTTTCTGGTCGGATGGGGCGGGTCCTACGGCAATGAGTACAGATACAATTATCTGCTCACGCCGTATCTCGCAACGATCTGTAACCTGTCTCAGGCTGTGATCAAAAATGCGGATAAGACAATGAAGATCACCTATACCTTAACGGAGCAGGTGGTGAGCCCATAAGGAAGACCGCACCGGGAGGGTGCGGCTCCTTTCAGGAATGGCTGAAGGTGATGCCTATGTGGCGTTCTTTCTGCGGCTTTTGCGCCTGTCCGTGCCGTATTCGAATTCAGGTTCAGCGACCATCATGACCGGTTCGGGCTTCGGGGCGAGGCTGATGTGGATTTTTCCATCCTCGTATTCTACAAGGAGACTGTCTCCGACATGGAATCCGAGGGCTTCGAGCCATTTGCCCTCCATCTGGATCTTAGGGTAATTGGTGTAGGTGCTGCCTCCCCAACAGGAGCGGCTCTGGCAGCGGGATGAATAAACGACCTTGATGTTTTTCTGTTTCATTATGCGACCTCCTTAAAATGTGCTGATGAGGCTGTCCGCCTCGTTGATGCGTGCCATCCGGCGGCGTTCCCTTGCGTATCGGCGCTTCCTGGCATCCTTTTTCATCTGGTATTTGTCGTGACTCTTGATCTGCCGGATGCAGGAACCCAGGGTTTTGCCGTGTCCGTGGATGTGCATGGGCGTTTCGGCATGATGGGTATGGTCGATGCGGAAGGTCTGCGTGTATCCGAGATCCTCGCAGGCGATGTACCAGCAATGCAGGGTATTTTTGGACTGGAGCATAACTCCGTAGCATCCTGCTGTGATGACCGTGAAGTAATCCCGGTCGATAGAATTGAGTTCTTTTGAACTGATCATGGGCTGCTGACCTCCTTTCTGTGGTATTCCGCTTTCCTGCGGTAGTGTATTCATCACTCTTTGGGCGGAGAATAGCAACTTATATCTGTACATAAACCGCACAAAGATGTGCCTGTGACTCAGGCGGATGATTGTGTAATAAGACATTCGGTAACCGGCGGCTTTCCTTCGGGTCAGCCGCTTTTGTCATGCAAAAAACATAAGGAGGGAAATGCGTTATGAAAGAGTTTTGGAACATCATCCAGATGGTATTTACGGCTATCGGCGGATGGCTTGGGTACTTCCTCGGGGGCTGTGACGGGCTGCTCTATGCACTGGTGGCGTTCGTGGTGCTGGACTATATCACGGGGGTATTATGCGCCATCGCAGACCACAGCCTCAACAGCTCCGTGGGCTTTAAGGGCTGTGCCAGGAAGGTGGTCATCTTTGTGCTCGTGGGCGTGGGGAACCTTCTGGATGTCCATGTGCTGGGCGGGGGCAGCGTTGTCAGGACGGCGATCATCTTTTTCTACCTGAGCAACGAGGGGCTGTCACTTCTGGAAAATGCGGCCTATCTTGGGCTTCCGATACCGGAGCAGCTTAAGGAAGTGCTGGAACAGCTCCACCGCAAGAATACTGATGAGGAGGGAAAAGGATAATGAGTTACACAAACAGTCCGTTAGTCGTTTACACAAAGCTGTCCCCGAACCATTCGGGGCAGAGAACACAGGGGATATCCCGTATCTCGCCACATTGCGTGGTCTTATCCCAGTTCTCAGATAAGACAACTTATCCCAGAAAATTTCTTATCCGAGAAGAATTTCAGAAACTCTTGATTTCATGGACTTTTCTCAGGATAGTCTCAGGATAATCATATCTCTGTGCTACCTTGTTGCCGGAGGTGATTACAATGAAATCTATAGAGGTCCATAATGAGCAACTAAAAAAACTGCTGTTAGATTATGACAGCGAGTTGGAAACAAACGGTTATTCAAAGGAGACCAGAAAGGAGCATGCTTGTATTCTCAGACGGATTCAGGTCTATATGGATGATCATGGACTGACTGTCTATGATTCGTCTGTCGGTGATGACTATTATCAGGACTACCTGAAGACCCACAAAAACCCGGGAACCTGTGATGTTGTTAAAGCTATTGTCGGGAAATTCAACACTTTCTATCAGGAGGGCTTTGTTCCGCCCTCTGATAGAGGTGCCTTTTATAATGAATCCCTGAAGAAGCTGATGGACAGCCTTGAAAAAGAACTGCGTGCGAAAGGTTATAAGGATCCTGCGATACAATTCTATCGGCGTCTTCTCAGACCTGTTCAGCATTTCATGCGCAAGCAGGGCATTGAGGATTACACGCCTGATGTTGGAAATCAGTACATCAGATGGTATCAGGAAAACCATGAACGGGTTTCTGATCAGGTTCTGCGGTTTATCACAAGCTGCATCAACCGTGTTAATGATGTTTTCGAAGGAAACAGTTACATCCGGCAGCATGCCGCCAATCCAGGAATTAAGCCGCCTGAAAAATTCAGTGATCCAGCTGAAAGTTTTCTGGAGGATTGCAGGCTTTCCGGCAATAAGCCTGCCACCCTTCGGATCAAAGAGATTGCAATCAGCCAGTTTCTTTCTGAATGCGAGTCAGAGGGCTGTGCTTCTCTTGAAGACATCACACCATCTATGGTTATCTGCGTCTGTGATCGGCTTGGCACGAAGAAATATTACCCGTATGTAAGGCATTTCCTTAAATTCGTCGCAATGAACGGAATGACCGCAAACGATCTGTCAACATTTGTTCCAAATGTGAGATTCGACAACAAGCTTCCCTCAACCTATACCGTGGATGAGATAGCCTCGGCAGAAGGAACTATCAGCCGGGATGATCGGCGAGGAAAACGTGACTATGCGATTTTTCTGCTTGCATCAAGGCTCGGGATACGCTCTGGGGATATTCTCAGGCTGCATAAGGACAGCCTTGATTTCAATAATGGCATTATTTCGTTCACGCAGCATAAAACGCATAAGGCTGTATCCCACCCTATGCTACCGGAAATCAGGGAGGCTTTGGAAGACCATTTGTCCTGCTCCGGTTATAACTCTGATGGATATGTTTTTACAGGTACGCTTGCACCATACAGTCTGCTGACCAATACCACAATAAGTAACACCGTTACGAAATATCTTGAAAAGGCATCTGTTGACACCACAGGAAAACATCATGGACCGCATTCCCTCCGGGCTTCCATGGCGACATCCATGGTCAATGACAGTGTGCCTTATGATGCCGTCCGCAAGGCGCTTGGCCATTCCGACCCGAATGCCATAAAGCATTATGCGAAGAATGATCTTGAGAATCTTCGCAGGTGTGCGTTGGATGTCCCGACGGCATCAGGCATCCTGTTGGATTATCTCGGAAGGGAGGCTTGCCATGATTGAATT